CTTTTCTCTCGCTGTCGTCAAAAACTTTCTTGATTCTAATCCTGACGGATATTGCCTTTATTTTGACACCGAGGCAGCAGTTAATAAATCTCTTCTCGAAAGCAGAGGAATTGATCTCTCACGTCTTGTCGTGGTCAATGTAGTGACTGTTGAGGAGTTCCGTAGTAAGGCACTCAAGGCAGTAGATATGTATCAAAAAACACCTGAAGAAGATCGCAAACCCTGTATGTTTGTGCTAGACTCTTTAGGAATGCTTTCGACTGAGAAAGAGATTACTGATGCACTCAACGAAAAATTGGTTCGTGATATGACAAAATCACAACTGATTAAGGGTGCTTTCAGGATGTTGACACTCAAGTTGGGGCAGGCTAAAATTCCAATGATCGTTACCAATCACACTTATGACGTTATCGGTTCTTATGTGCCAACTAAAGAGATGGGAGGAGGTTCGGGACTCAAGTATGCAGCGAGTACAATCATCTATCTCAGCAAAAAGAAAGAGAAGGATGGAACAGAAGTCATTGGAAATCTTATCAAGGCAAAGACTGCTAAGTCACGTTTAAGCAAGGAGAACAAGGATGTTACAGTGCGTCTCTATTACGATGAGCGTGGTCTTGATCGACATTATGGTCTTCTTGAACTCGGTGAGATTGGCGGACTTTGGAAGAACGTTGCCGGACGTTATGAGATAGATGGGAAGAAGGTTTATGCGAAAGCAATCCTTAAAGACCCTGAAACATATTTCACCCCAGAGGTGATGGAAAAACTTGATGAAATCGCAAGGAAAGAATTCTCTTATGGAACGAATTGAGACCACTATTTTACGAAACTTAGTTTTCAATGAAGAGTATTCTCGCAAAGTAATTCCGTTTATTGAACCTGATTATTTTGAACAAAGATCTGAAAAAGTTATCTTTGAGGAGGTTACTCAGTTCATTGTAAAGTATGGCAATGCTATTACGACTGAAGCACTTCGTATTGAACTTGATAATAGAACAGATCTTTCTGAGACGGAGGTCGGAGAAACTAGAGACATTACTGGTTCTTTAACTGACTCGCCAGTTGATAATAATTGGTTGCTAGATACTACTGAAAAGTGGTGTCGTGATCGTGCTATCTACTTGGCACTGATGGAATCAATCAGTATCGCTGATGGTCAAGATCAAAATAAAAATAGGGATGCTATTCCTTCTATTCTTTCAGATGCTTTAGCAGTATCTTTCGATAATCATATCGGTCACGATTACTTAGTCGATTATGAAGAACGATATGCGTCATATCATAGAAAAGAAGACAAGATACCGTTTGGACTCGAATTTTTCGACAAGATTACAAAGGGTGGCCTTCCAAATAAAACACTCAATATTGCTCTCGCTGGCACTGGTGTTGGTAAGTCTTTGTTTATGTGTCATGTCGCAAGCAGTGTGTTACTCCAAGGCAAGAACGTACTATACATCACGCTTGAGATGGCTGAGGAGAAAATTGCTGAAAGAATTGATGCTAATCTTCTGAATGTTCCTATTCAAGATTTGACGGATCTTCCTAAAGTAATGTTTGAGAATAAGGTGACAAACGTTGCTAAAAAAACTCAAGGTTCTCTTATAATTAAAGAGTATCCAACTGCTAGCGCACATAGTGGACATTTTAAGGCACTTCTTAATGAACTTTCACTTAAGAAGTCTTTTAAACCTGATATTATATTCGTGGATTATCTCAATATTTGTTCCTCGTCACGTTACAAAGGATCTTCCAATATTAATTCCTATACTCTTGTTAAGTCGATTGCAGAAGAACTTAGAGGATTGGCTGTCGAAGCCGAGGTCCCTATCGTATCTGCCACCCAGACCACTCGTTCTGGTTATGGTAGCTCTGATGTTGACCTTACTGACACTTCTGAGTCCTTTGGTCTCCCTGCTACTGCTGATCTTATGTTTGCCCTTATTTCTACAGAAGAGTTGGAACAACTGGGACAGATTATGGTGAAGCAGTTGAAAAATAGATATAATGATAACAATCTCTTTAAGAGATTTGTTATTGGAATTGATCGCGCAAAGATGCGTTTGTACGATTGTGAACAGACTGCACAGGATGATATACTTGACTCTGGGAAAGAAGAAGAGTATAATAACGAGGATAGAATGAAAAAATCATTTGAGGGATTTAAATTTTCATGACAGTAAATACTGACGCATATCTTGAGTTTGTGAATGCCGTTACATCTCAACCTAGTCAAGATGCTGATGCCTTTGAGTATCGTATTCAAGAACTTCGTGGGGAAGGATTTGAAACACATCGACTTCTCACTGCCTCTGTTGGTATGTGTGCCGAAGCAGGTGAGTTTACCGAGATTGTAAAGAAGATTATTTTTCAGGGTAAACCAGTTACCGAAGAGAACCTGTTTCATATGAAACGTGAACTTGGTGATATTATGTGGTATGTTGCACAGGCATGTATGGGTCTCAATATTTCTCTTGATGATATCATTGAGATGAATGTTGATAAACTCAAGTCACGATATCCTGGTGGTGAGTTTGATGTCCATTATTCTGAAAACCGTGTTGAGGGAGATGTCTAATGGACGGCGCAGTTCATGCATGGAATACAATGAGTTACTTCGATGGGTTTCTTTTTACCCTTTGGATCGCTGCTCTTTATATTGGTAAATTAAAAATTGATCAACGGTTCGCCAAACGAACTGTATATCGTGTTAAATTAGAGGAAAAAAATGAGTTGCAAAATTGACATTGATCTTAAAGTAGGTCTTCACGACGCGGCATTAATTCGCGAGGTTTTATTTCAACTAACCAAACAAGATAGTTACGAATTTCCTGGACAACGAACAGTTATCATTCGTAATTTTATCCGAAATTTGGATGAACAAATTGAAGCAAATCTTCCAGAAGATCATAATCACTGACCCTTCGGGGTTTTGGGGAATTGGCTCAGTTGGTAGAGCGCCTGCTTTGCAAGCAGGATGTCAGCGGTTCGAGTCCGCTATTCTCCATAAATATTTAAAAACTGGATGGAACAAGAGTACATAAAAATACTTGCAAAAGATTTTCCTGGCAAGTCATACGATAGTTTTGTTGGTTATGTCTATGGCAAACTTACAGAGAGGATCGAAAATTGTAAAGGAAAAGAGAAGGATAAATATATAAAGATACGACGACGTATGCACGAATACATTTTAAGTAATAGGTCGTCAATTACAGCGAACTTGCGTAAAGCGAAATAATGAAATTTTTTCATCAGTTTCAAGAATCTATCGCGGCACAGCAGGCTGCTAGGATGGGACTGCAAGGTGATGGTCATGGAGGTTGGTACGATCGTTCCAGTGGAGAGTTTGTTGCCAAGACAGAAAAGGGAAAACTTAAGTTTTATAATAAGAGACAAAAAGTAGGACAACAAGATCCTCCACAAACAGAAAAAGAAAAGAAGATATCGGATCCTAATTTCAATGATCCTAGCATTGAAGACGAAGCAATAAATGGGACTCCTGAAGAACAGCAGGCAATGATGCAGCAGCAGCAAGCTGCAGCAGAGCAAGAAGCAATGGCACAACAGCAGGCAGCTGCTGAACAGCAACCAGAAAAACCAGTAAGACATCTACCAGTAGAGAAAACTAAAGGAACTCTCACAGTTGCTTTTGGTCGTTTTAATCCTCCACATTTGGGACACATGCAGTTGATGGATACTGCTGCTCAATCTGCAGAAGCAGAAGAGAGTGACTATATGATTGTTCCATCACGTAGTCATGATAAGAAGAAAAATCCTCTTGATCCTGATACCAAAGTCTCTATTATGAGACAGATGTTCCCTCAGCATAGTGAACGCATTGCAAATGACACCAGCACAAGAACCATCTTTGATGTTCTGAAGAAAGCACATAATGATGGATACGCTAATGTAAGAATCGTTGGTGGTGCTGACAGAGTTAAAGAGTTTGAAAAACTTTCTAATAATTACAATGGTGATCTCTACAACTTTGATAATATTGAAGTTGTTTCTGCTGGAGACAGAGATCCTGACTCTGATGGTGTAGAAGGTCTTTCCGCATCGAGAATGAGACTTGCTGCATCTGAAGATGACTTCAAAACATTTAGATCTGGTATGCCACCAGAGATGAAACCTAAAGATGCTAGAGCAATTTTTGATACTGTAAAACAGTCAATGGGTATGGTTAGTGAAGCGTGGGAGATTGCACCCAAGTATAACTATCAGACTCTTCGTGAGAATTATATTCAAAAGAAAGTATTCCAGATTGGTCAGTTGGTAGAGAATTTGAATACAGGTTTGATTGGACGTATCATTCGTCGCGGTACAAATTATCTAATCTGTGTGACTGAAGATAAGATTATGTTTAAGTCCTGGATTAAGGATGTTAATGAAGCAGTCGTCAATGGAACAACTAAATCTGGTGTTGGATCAGATCAAAGACTTGTTGGAACAGATGCTTTTAGGAAGTATGTCGAGAGTTTGGTTCCCGGTAGCACCTACGGAATTCATTTCATAAATAAATATAAGATAAGAAAATAGTATTCTAGAGTTATCCCGATGACTAACAAGATATTTGAGGACCTTCCAGCAAGGAAGCATCCACAGGCTGCTGCAGGTGGTGGCGGTGGAGATGCTCCAGAAGGAGGAAAGTCTGCTCCTGCCTCCGCTGCTAAAAGCGAAGGTGGTGGTGATAAGAAAGTTGCTGCTACTGGTGGAACTGAAGAAAACTCTGAGAAGAGAGTCAGACAAGCAGTATATGATATCCGCTATCGTGCAAGAAGGGAAGATATTGATCTGAAAGCAGCATATTCTCAGTATATGGGGAATACATCTATGGGTGCTCAAGAACAGGCACAGGTAAAAGCAAAACTATTTGGAAAAGAGGGCGGCGTGAAAGAACAAGTATCAGTTGAAGGTGCGGATTGGGTAGTAGAAGATCTTGCCTCAGCAATGGGTAGAGTCTTCACTACGAAAAAAGAGGAACCAGTTGAATTGGTTTATGAACGTATGATGATGGCAAAGAGAGATGGTAAGGAAACCACTCTTTACAGCATCCGCGTTACCGATACTAAGTCTGGTAAAACTTACACCAGAGATGCAAACCGCGAGAAGATTACTCAATTGAGAAACTCAGGTCTCAAGGTTGAAATGTCTGACCACAAGCCTGGTGAAGCGCAAAGAGATATGTCGAAGAAGAACGACGGCAATCTTGCTAACAACTATCCCCCATATAATAAAGTCACTAGAGGAGATGTAATCGCTGGTGCTAAAGGTAATGATCAGATGGGTGGTAAAAATGTAAAGGAAGCAACCACGCTTACTGGACCAAGAAACGGAAAAAAGATTGATGTGATGAAGTCTGGCGAGTCAAATGTTGTCAGTGTTTTTCCAAAAGATGGATCCGATCCACAAATACAAAAACCAACCATTCAGTCAGGTCATGTTCCGAGTAGAGCACTTAGTCTCTTCCAAGAGATGAGTTCAATGTGTCCTAAACATGGAACAAGTCCCTGTAAATGTAAGGATGGTGATGAGAAAGATAAAATAAGAGATACTCGTGGTGATAAAGCACCTAGAGAAGTTATTAAGAATAAGTTGAGAGCAATGGGTCTCAAAAATCCAATGATTATGCAGGACTCGGAAGAGTCTAATAAGGATTATGCTAAGATAGCATCTGCTGACACCGCAAAAATGGTGAATGAGGAAGATTCTGATAGAATGAAGGACCGTCGTATGGAACGTGGTGGTGTTGATGGCAACAATCGTTATCGGAAACCCATTAGCAATACACCCAATACATTTGGTAAGAAGGGGACATCAGAACCAAAACCACATCCAACTAATCAGAGTGCAATCGAAACTGTTGCAGCAAGATTGAGAGCAAGGTATGGTGCTAGTTCTATAATTGGGGGAACTATTAAAAAAAGTGAATCGTGAGCTATATAATGGTAGAACTTTGATGGACTACCATTATGCTTGCATTTCTACTCCCACTAGCATCTAAAATTATTAAAGATGCAGTTTCAAATATTCCAGAGAATGAAGAACTCGGTGAGAAGATGGTTGAGATCTGTCTTGTTATCCTTGCTAAAGCTGTTAAGTTGACCAAGACTGATATGGACGATAAACTTTTGGAAGTTGTCACCAAATCAATTCGTTCTAGAGAAGAAGAATAATTTTATAAATACTGATATAAAGAATTTATAGGTATAAGAATATGTCTCTTTGGGGCAATAAAGATCAGATCGGCTATTCCAAGGGTACGGTCGCCGTTAACTTGGGTACTGGAGTCATTACTGGTTCGGGTACTACTTTTGCTACTTCTGGGTTTGAACTCAACAGTGGAGATGTGATTACAGTTGGTGCTGGTGCAACTTATGGTGAGGCAGTTGTTCTGTCTGTTGCCAGTAACACTAGCGTAACTGTTGCATCTACCGATTTCCTGATTGCAGATAGCACAGCAACCATTCCTGCCGGAACCTCTTATGAGATTTCACAGAAACCTTCTTATGCTATCAGCGATGGTGCATATAAATCACCAGTTGCTAATGGCAGTGTCAATAGAGAAGTCTTTGGTGTAGATACTACAGAGCAAGGTGTTGTTAACGGTAAGACCGGTGATGCACGTAAGTATGCTCCTGCCCACGCTGGTTGGGTTGGCGTTACTACATATACTGATCAGCATGGAAACTTTAGAGTCAAGACTGAAGTTCTTGTCGCTGGAAGCACCATCACTAATGAAGCAACTGATAATGCTCAATTCCCAAATAGTTGATAATTTGAGGGATTTATGAGATTTGACGAATTGAATGAGAGTAATTATTTACTCTTCGCTATAAAATTCTATGATAACCCCCAATCAGTTACTAGGGATGACTTTGAGTCTGACTTAAAGCGGATAAGGTACGTAAAACGTTTATTGAAAAGATATAAGAATTCGGGTGATCTTAAGGTTCACCTAATTCTTAATCACTTAATCATCCTATTCAATGTTTTTAACGATGCTACGGTTCCTCTGTTGTTTTATAACTTAGAGGAAGATCTTTGGCCATCTATAAAAAGTTTTCTAGTCTTTTTAAAGAGAGTTCCAGATTACCCACAGACTGTTGTTAATAATATTGAACCAGACTACAACTGTTTACAAGAGTTAAATTCACTCTAATGGATATTGCTAGAGTTATTGATATTATAAGGACTCTTAAAGAGGATGCACCTACAATGTCTATGGGTGCTGGCGGTATCGCTGGTTCTGTAGAATCTTCCAATTATGATCCAAACTTCACTCCTCCTGTAAGAAAGAAGAAAAAGAAATATATCTATCAGAAAGGAATGCGAAAATGGTGGATGCAAAATGGATGATGCTGCTGCTGGCGTAAATGCTGCCATTCTAGAAAGATTAGAAAGAGTGGTAGAATCTTTGCAGGATAACTCCGTAAAGATGGGTCAACTTCTAGCAGTCCATAATGAGAAATTAGATAAGCAAGATAGAATCGACGCTGTACTGTTTGAGAAGGTAGATAGTGTACACCGTGAGGTGAATCGTAAGGCAGAGGAAATAAAGAAAGGTTGTGAGAGAGATATTAGATTAATTGATGATCGTCTTCGTCTTATGGAAAAGAAGATGTGGACTATTGCTGGTGCTCTAACTGTAATTT